ACCATCTCGAACGGACGGATGCGGAACAACATCGAGAAGGAGTAGCAGCAATCGATGATGACGTCGCCGACGTACAAGCCCGGCTGCGCCTCGTTGAACAACGCGTCCCAGTAGAACCCCACGTAGCCGTCGAGCGTGCGCTGGAAGGCATCGTAACGGGCGATCAGGCACTCGCTGCCGCGCCTGCGGATCTCGATGTAGATCGGCAATGCGTTGGGCAGCACGTGCACCGGGGAGTGGGTGTCGGAGAGCAGGCGCACGAACGTCTTGCGCACCGTCGCGTTGATCTCGATGTAGTCCTTGGCCCCGTAGCGACGGCGCTCGGGGTTCACCATGCACGGGGGCGGCGGGCAAGGTGCAGCGGGCGGCGTGCACCACTCCGCATCGTTGTTGTGGCCGGGGTAGAGCAGGGGCGGCAGGTAGGGGTCGGTGTACATCAGAAGTAGCTCCCACGCATCATCAGCGGACCCGTAGTGCGCGCCAGCACCCGCTTATTCTTGGCACGCGTGAGCCCCGCCTCGTAGAGGTTGTAGCAGCGATTAGCCAGCCCTTGGTTGGTGTACTCCTGCTTCGGTTGCTGCAGGAGCCGGGACGCTGCCCCGAAGGCGATCGTCTCGCCGTACTCCTGATAGAAGAAGTCGGGGAAGTCGCACAACTCCATGAGCGGCGCGAGCCACGCGTTGACCTGTATCCACTCGTCGCACGCGGGGTAGGGCGTCGGCGAGATGTAGAGGGTTTTCTCATCGGGCACCGAGACGTGCCAGCCGCCGCAGCGACAGTGCAGCATGCCCTGCGCCCGGTAGGTGACACCGCCGAGTTGCACGGTGTCGACCGCCACCACGCGGGTGTGCTCCGGCACATCCATGGGATAGTCGGGCACGCCCTCCTGCAGGGCGAACGCGACCTGATGGTTCCAGACGCCACCGCGCTCGGACAAGTCGATGATCGACTGCCGAACCGCTTCCTCGGCGTTTGCTTGGCCCGCTGTGTACGGGCCTTTCGCCAGTGCTAGGCGAACGAAGTCATTGATCGGCCGCACCGCTGACAGTCTCCCTCGTCTTTGCCGCTACAGGTACCGCACGCTTGTCGCGCGGTGGCAGACCGAGAAACTGATAGAAGGCTTTGTAGTGCGCCTGCGACCGATTGAAGGAATCCGACGACTCGGTGTCGCGTGCGAACGCACGGTAAAGCATCCACTCCAGCAACACCGACCGATAGGTTTCCGGCGTCGTGTTGGCCATGACCACTGCATCGGTCTCGGCCGTGATGACACTGGGGGCCCGCTGCACCAGCGCCCACACGAACGGGCACGGTGGGGTGGGCGGCACCGGAGGATCGACGGTGAAGTAGGTATCGTTCTCGGGGTGTACGGTGTATGACCGGACCACGTAGCCAACGCCATCTGCTGGCGCGCAGGAGGTCCGACCAAGCGCACGGGCCGCAGTGAACGAACCTTTGTTGACCGGTTCGCCGTGGGTGCCGTCAGGGTTGAGGTTGTAGAGGATGTCGACCAACTCGGTGTAGTCGCCGGGCAGTGCCTGCACTGGGCCGGGAGCGAGTTGGATCGGAGTGAACGTGGTGAACAGCGTGGGCTTCAGCGCCGCCGTCACCGCGATGGCATCGGTCAGGTACTCGGCCAGATCGTCCTTCGTCCAGCGCACGAAATCACGATCGGATAGCTCGATCGCGCAGGCGCGGAACAGGTCGATGGCCTTGAGCATGGCTAGGTCGGGAAGCCGTCTTGCCCCACCACCACTGCGGGCTTGGCGGTGTCTCCTTCGAGCGTGGCCAGTGCTTCCTCGAACTCGGGTCCGCTCATGTTGGTGAGTTCACTCAACGTGATGTTGAGCCGCTTGGCGTAGTCCAGCCGCTCCTCGGCCGTGTAGTTGATCGGCGACCGGAACACTGGGCGCGGACCATCTTCCACATTGGTCGGCTTCTCGCAGAACTGCAGCGAGCCGTTGGCCAGCAGGTCGTCGAGAAAGGCGTTGTACGGATACACCTGTTTGCCATCCGTGACGTACTTGCCTGCTTCGCTACGAGTTTGCATCACCTCTCCTTGGAAAAGGACGGCGAGAGCCGCGAGCCCCCGCCGTCCGGACAGCCACCACCCACTTACGCGTTGCCGTTGAAGTCGCCCGAGCCCCAGTCCACCACCTCGGCCTGCACGATGAACGACAGGCCGTCGAGCGCGCGTGCAGGAGCGGCGGGGACCGCCGTGATTTCGATCGAGACGAACGACTGCGTTTTCATCGACGACGGCGCACCGCCCGTATCGATGAGCCGCTGGCTGGTGTAGATGCCCGCTACCGGGCCCAGCCCCGTCGGTGCGAGGTACCCCGCCGTGACCGCTGCCGGGAGCACCGTGGTGGCCGTGGGCGGCGTGCCCGGCGACGCGTCGATGCGACGGATCAGCGAGAACCCGAGACCAGTCTTGGGCACCACGATGTTGGCACTGACGTACTCGATGCGCGTGTTCGCCGGGATGATGATCAGGTTGAGGAAATCCCCCACCTTCACATCGGTGCCCGACTCCAGCAACGCTTGGTACCACGAGTAGTCCCGGCACGACGTCGTGCCGAACTCGCCGCCCCACGGCTTGCTGGGGCGGAAGTCCAGTTGACGCGTAACCGCGTAGTCCCGGCTGCGCTGGTGATCCGCGTAGCCAGTGACGCCTTCGGCACCACCTTGGGGGAGCATGCGGTTGCTGGTGTTGCCCGCTTGCCCACCCATGAACAGGTTGTATTCCATGATCTTCTCTTCCTTTCGTGGGGGGCGGGTTTACGGCACGAACTTCGCGTAGACACCAGCCAAGCCTTCGGGCTGTATGACCTTGGAGCCATACACCGTCATGCCTTGGATATAGATGTCCCACGAGTCCTTGTCGTTGTCGATGATGCGGGTGTCCTCGATCTGCATCGCAAACGCCGTCGCACCACGCCATCCGGCGACGATCTCGTAGATCGTGTTGGCACCATCGGTGGTGCTGTACACGTTGTGCGAGATGTAGACGTCGAACCCGGCGATCTTCTGCGGGATCTTGCCGTTGAGGACGATGTTGCTGGCCACTTCGCAGCACGCCCCTGACAGCCCCACGTTATTCACCAGCATCGGCGAATTGAGCAGGTGCGGCAGCGCGATGTCAGGCAGCACGATGAACAGGTCGTCCATCGGCAGGCACTGCTCGCGCAGCACCGCAGCGACGTTGGTCATGACCTTCCAGATCTCCGCTGCCACCATCGACACCGGAGCGCCAACGGCACCCAGATTGTAGAGTTGGGTGCGGACACCGGCCGTCAGGCCCTTGTTGTTGGGATCGGCCTCGACGTACATCTTGGCGAGCAACTCTTGGTCGATCGCCTCGCCGATGTTGTAGGACGCCGACTTCAGCAGCGAGGTCTGCCATTGATCCCAGTTGCAGATCTGCTTGACGTCGACCTTGGCGACCTTCACCGAGAATTCGAGTTCCTTGTCGATCACCATGGTGATCGGGCAGGTATCGATGGTGTCGTGCTTGATCGTCGAGTCCTTCTGACCACGACGGACGCGCACGCGCGGGGTGCGGAAGAAGGTGATCTGGTCACCGCACTTGTTGAGTTCACCACTGTATTCCGTGGTGGTGATGTCGGCGTAAGTCGATGAGCAGTAGAACTGCTCCACCAACTTGGACGAGAACATCGGGGGGATCAGCGATCCCGAGTACTGGGGATAGCCAGATGCAGCAGCGAGCGCCATGTGAGGCTCCTTGGAAGTTGGTTACCGGAGTTCTGTATCCATCTCGACATTGCCCGCTTGGAGTGCTTGATCCCAGCGGACACGGTACGCCTCCCAATCCTGCTTTGACATCCGCTTCGATGTCATCGCGCGCAGGTTCGCCTTGTACTCCGATGCCTTCATCTTCGTGGGCGACCCGGTATTGGGAGTGTCGGCGGCTGACTTGGCAGGGACCGCCAGAGAATCCAAGGATGGCTTGTTACGCTTTTCGTAGAACCCACCGAGCACCGCGCGAATGCCAGCAGCATCGCCCTGTTCCCGGTACGTCTTGAGGAGAATGCCGATGGGATAGCCCTTGCCGGTATCGCGCGAGAGGTATTCCTTCCACTCGGGCGTGCTGCGCACGGTCTCGAAGTCCTTGAAGTACGGCAGCACCTCGGTGCGCAGGAACTGTTCCTCCCGCGAGCGCGCGGTATTGATGTCTGCCACTTTCGCGGACTGCTCCAATCGGGGCAGCTTGGCATCGATGTCCTTGATGCGCACAAGCTGCTTCTCCATCGACGCAATC